ATGCCGGAAGGCCAATATCGTATCGTCAAGGCGCAACTTCCCCTTATCGGTGGACTTGCCGGTCACAATTTTCTTGCGCTGATCGACCCGGATGGGAATGTCATCGGGGAGCTGCACGGTCTGGCGACGGGGGCAGACGGACTTCCTAAGCCAATTGGGCATCTGCCATCGGATGAATTGAGGGGGTATCACGACCAGCACTTTTACAAGCCCAACTTTGCTCAGACCGAGTTGGCCTCCGGCGATCAGACCGAGATCATGAAGAGATGGAGTGCCGGCAGGGCCGTCCTCGACAAGATAAATGAGCTGAACATCCATTATCCATGGATGGGGCTTGGGCAAAACAGCAACTCGTTTGCGAGCACGTTGATCGCCGCGATGGGCTTGACCGAATTGCCGATGCCCGGTGGCGCCTCCTCTGCGCCCGCGCTCGCAAGCCCCCAGGATGCCCGTGCCGGCGGTCGATCCGACGCTGCCGCCGTTGCAGTTCGCGTCCGATCAGCTCAGTTCGCCTGCGTTTCCTCCGACACGATTTCCACTCGAGGCGTTGCTTGCGCCCGATCGCAATCGCGCGTTGGATCAATGGGCCTCGTCTTCACCGCGGAGAGACGCATCTCCGCCCCCGCAACGCGCTTCTGCCGCCCTGCCAGGCGAGGTCCCTTCGATCACACGGGACGTTCCATCCGATCTCGATTGGCCGCCGGCCGGCGGACTGCTCGGCATGATCCAGGAATACACGCGCAATAACGGCAATTAGCCGCTGTTGCCCTTCTGCCGCCGATCTACATGCGGCAAAATCTGAAAGCTCAATCACCCATGCCCGTTCCCTTGCTAGCCCCGGCGCCGCTTGCGCCGATGGGGTCTCTCGTCACGCATGACGTGACCATCGTCACCACGCGCAAGCTTGCGCAGGCGCGGGTGATGGGAGTGCCGCCCGAAGAATTCGGTATCGAGCGCGGTGCGCGCAGCATCCGCGACTGCAATTATTGCTTCCACGAGGTCGTCACCAAGACCGAGGCGCAGCTGATCGCGGAAGGCTTTGACGCCGGCCAGATCAGGGCGTTGCGCCCGCATACCGGAACGACCGAGATCGAGACGCTGGCGCGCGACACGGTGGAGGAGCATCTGTCCGCGACCTCCGGCGGCGGCAGCGCCAATTCGGCGGCGCGGCTGGTGCGCATCACCGAGCATTATGTTCGGATGGACTATGAGGGCTCGGGCCGTCCCTGTCTCTATCAGGTCATCACCGGCGGCGACCAGGCCGAGATCCTGCGCAAGGACGGCAAGGACTGCATCACGCCGTTCGACGAGATGCCGTTCGCGGCAACCACGCCGGTGCCGGTGACCCATCGCTTCTTTGGCCGCTCGATTGCCGATCTCGTGATGCCGTTGCAGCGCGAGAAGACTGCGCTCAAGCGCGGTGCGCTCGACAATCTCTACCTGCACAACAATCCGCGGGTCGAAGTCGCCGAGCAGAATGCCGGGCCCAACACGCTGGACGATCTGCTGGTGTCGCGGCCGGGCGGGGTGGTCCGCACCAAGACCGCAGGCGGGCTGAACTGGCAGGTGGTGCCCGACATCACCACGTCAATCTATCCGATGCTGCAATATCTCGACGCGGAGCTCGAGATCCGCACCGGCCTCGGCAAGCAGACGCAGGGCATCGACGCCAACGCGTTGCAAAACCAGTCGGCGACCGCGGTCGCACAGGTGTTCTCGGCCTCGCAGATGCGGATCAAGCTGATCGCGCGCGTCATGGCCGAGGGCGTGCGCGACATCTTCGCACTGCTGCACGGGACAATTCGCAAGCATGGCCAGCGCCAGGAGACGGTGCGGCTACGCAACGCCTGGGTCGATGTCAATCCGCGCAACTGGAAGACGCGCGACGACATGACCATCAATGTCGGCCTCGGCGCCGGCGGCAAGGCGCAGCAATTCGCCCAGACCATGGCGATCGCCAACGTACAGAAGGAGCTGCTCGCCGGCGGCAAGATCAACCTGGTCGGCGACCGCCAGCTCTACAATACGGCGGCCGAGCTGACGCGCATCATGGGCCACCGAAACCCCGACCAGTTCTTCAACGATCCCATGGCCGTCAATCCGCAGACCGGGCAGCTATTGCATCCGCCGCCGGCGCCACCGCAGCCGCCGCCCGATCCAAAACTGCTTGCGCTGCAGGCGCGGCTTCAGGCTGACCAGCTCGCCACCGCGCACAAGGCGCAGATCGAGCGCGAGAAGGCGCAGGCCGATGCGATCCACCAGCAGGTGAAGATGCAGGCCGAGATCGAGATCGCCAGGATCAGGGCGGGCCTGGATGCGAAAATAGCGGTGCTCGATGCGCATCTCAAAGCACTTGGCCACGAGCAGAAGCTCCAGCATGCGCAGGAGCAGCATCGGATGGATGTGGCGGAAGCCGCGCTCGATCTCGCAGCATCCGCTACGCGTCACGAGATGAAGACGCGGTCGAACGAGGGGGAGGGAAGAAATGTCTGACGAGAGCGCCCTGGAGCGGGCAGCGGCGAGGGCGGTTCGGGCCGAAGCATTGCTCGATGACGAGCTCTTGAACGATGCGTTCGCGGCGCTCGAGAAGAGCTACATCGCGGGCTGGCGTGCCACCACGGTCGACGACGCCGCGGGCCGGGAAAAGCTCTTCCTCGCCATCAACATCGTCGGCAAGGTGCGCGATCACCTCGCAGGCGTGGTTGCCAACGGCAAGCTCGCGCGCGCCGAGCTGAAGGAGCTCGCGGAAACGGCGGAGCGACGGAAGCGGTTCGGGATCATTTAGTCTGCACAGATTCTGCACAACTACAGGGAGAGTTGACATTGTTCCCGTTTTGTCCAATCAATGTCATCCGATCGCGTAGTCTTGGGAAAGTTGGAGAGACGTCAGTTGAGCAGTGATCAGGAGCAGCTCGCCCCTGCAACGTCTGGCGGAGAGATATTTCGACGTCCGCCCTGGCTGACTTACATCTTTGCTGCGATCACCCTGCTGAGCTCGCTCGGCGCGCGTTTTCTGACGTTCCTTTGGCCTGTAGCGTCGCAATGGCTAGCGCCGGTCGGTGTGGTGTGCACGATCATCGCGATGTTCTGGCTGTTCGTCTGCATCTTTCAATCCAAGCCTCGGAGCGCGCCCGTTCTCCTTGCAACTTTGGTGATCATTCAGGTTGTAGGGATGATCGAGACGCGGACCAACGGAGGTCTTATCGGATTTGGATTTCGCATCCATGCCGCGCCGGTCGAACAGTATCTTGCGACGTGCCGAATGTTCGATTTCACGGAAGGTGGCGAAAAGCACGTCGTCGGCGAATGCGAGAGTCAGGCATACGAGCCTGGATTTCCTCCCGGACTGGCGTATCTCACGGTCATCTATGATCCCACAGGAAATCTTCTGAAGCCGGCGTCGGAAAGGTCACCCGAATGGGAGCGGGCGTTCGACAAGATCAGGGAGAATGATGTGGGGATCTTGAGATTCCAAGGCGCCAGGCGACTCTCAAACGATTTCTATCTCGCCGATCTCTCATATTAGGCCCGTGTCCGAGACGGCACGGTTAATTTGCCGCGCGGGTCGACGACCACTCTTGTGTCGTAGACTGCAATGACCGGTCCGACAGGGTCATGAAGACACGTCTGGTCGCCGCGGCGACGAGGCAGCCAATCTGGCTCGACATGCTACCGTTATCTCGGCGCATGCGCCGGGGACTCCGGCTCCGCGCGTGAAGCTGGGCTCTACAATCAGATCAGCAGAAATGCAGGCCGCTGAAACTTCAGCGCGCGGACTCAAACCATTGGAGGAGATAGAGAAGTGACTGATCCGACGTTCTACGTGGCTGCGCAAGAGCGTGGAAGCAAACCGCCGAAGATTACCGGCTACGTTCCTTCGACCTTTCTCATGCGTAACGGCAGATATGTGGTCGATCCCGTCGCCGGAGCATCGCAGCAGTTCCTGTACTCCGATTCCTCGGGAAGTAACAAAACGCCTGGCGCAATTGCCAACCCCAACAACTACGTCATCGTGCCAAAGGCCTACGATGAGACGGCAGCGAAACGTGTCGCGGACACGATCGCCGCGATGCAACGCCTGGGTACGGTTCCGGCATTGGCGCTGGTGGCGCATTCGTTCATGGCGGACGGTCCGGAAGACCTGCAGCGCCATCAGCGATGGGGAATCCCGGCGAACTCGTTCGTCCCGGCTTATATCAGCGGGGCGTCGGATCATTTCGGATATGTGACGGGAGCCGCGGGACTGCCGCGCGAAGTGGCCGAGACCGGTGGCGGGGTGCGCAATCTGTTCAATCGGCTGACTCATCCGGGCGGCAATATCGATACCAGCGGCAAGATATTTCTGAGCAAGATCAACGAGGCCAACCTTGCCCAAGGGCATGTCGCAGGTGCTGCGGCAAGACAGAAGCCTTCGGCCTATGACGACTACGGCTATCCCGCGTCACCTCGGGAGACTGCCAGGACGATCGGCGACGGCAATGGCGTCTTGTCCTTCCTGTCCTCGCTTACGGGCGTAGATCCCGACGAGCCGCCGCAGGTTGCATGGCCGCCACAGGCCGACGCGCCGGCACGTTATCTCAGTTCGTACAGAGTACGACCGTAGACGACGCTTTCGCGTCGATGCCGCCCTCATGCATGACGTGAGCTCCCGGCGACCAAGTCTTGCCGTTACGGACCGGACCTGTTTTCCGCGCCATCGTTCAGGTGAGACAGCCACGCAGAAAATCCAACACGTACGCTTTGCGCACCGACCGCAGGAGAGCACTTGCGCGTCCGTTGATGCTCGGCGTCTCTCAGGGAAACCCAGATGACACTACCGACTTCCACCTTCGTCACCTACTCCGCGGTGGGTAACCGCGAAGACCTCAGCGACATGATCTATCGCATCGATCCCGTCGATACGCCCTTCATGAGCGGCGTCGACAAGGAGAAGGCGACCGCCGTCAATCACGAATGGCAGACGCAGGCTCTCGCCGGCGCCAACGCCAACAACGCCCAGCTCGAGGGCGACGATCCCAACACCGACACGACCACTCCGACCGTACGCCTCGGCAATCTCTGCCAGATCTCCTACAAGGTCGCGCGCGTCTCGGGCACGCAGCAAGCAGTGGATCACGCCGGCCGCGACAACGAGCTGGCGTACCAGGAGATGCTGAAAGGTCTCGAGCTCAAGCGCGACCTCGAAACCATCCTGTGCGGCACCAACCAGGCCAAGGTCGTCGGCAACACCACGACGCCGCGCAAGAGCGCTTCGGTCCTGTCCTGGATCTTTTCGAACACCTCGAAGGGAACGGCCGGCGGCGCAGCCGATCCGGCCGCAGCCGACGGCACCGGCACCCGAACCGACGGCACCCAGCTCGCCTTCACCGAGGTGCGGCTGAAGACGGTGCTGTCATCGATCTGGACCAATGGCGGCAAGCCCGGCACCATCATGACCGGCGCCTTCAACAAGCAGGTGTTCTCGACCTTTACCGGCCGATCCACCGCGATCGAGGAGTCCAAGTCGAAGAAGATCGTGGCGTCGGTCGATGCCTACGAATCCGACTTCGGCAAGCTGAAGGTGGTCGCCAACCGCTTCCAGCGTCCGCGCGACGTCCTCGTGCTCGAGCTCGACAAATGGGCGGTCGCCTATCTCAACGGCCGCAACATGATCTCGATCCCGCTGGCCAAGACCGGCGACTCCGACCGCCGGCAGATCCTGGCTGAATACGCGCTCGTCTCTCGCAACGAGAAGGCCTCCGGCGGCGTGTTCGACAACACCACCTCCTGAGCGATCAGGATCATCCGTTCCACCCTTGTCCACCTTTGGGGCAGCCTTCGGGCTGCCCCTTTCTTTGGAGAGCCAAGATGCCGCTTCCCGGCAATCGTACCCTCAATACCGCCGATCTCACGGCCTACACGCCGTCCTGCGGCGCGAGCCCCGTCGCCGCCTATGTCCGCGTTCCCTTCCGCTGCCGCGTGCTGAAGGTCGCCGGCATCCTGGGCGGCGCGATCACGACCGCCGACGGCACCATCACCGTCTCGGCCAATGCGGCGACGCTGGCAACGTTCACGGTGACGCAGGCGGCATCGGCCGCAGGCCAGCTGTTCTCGGCCGTGCCGCCGTCGCCGACCTATCTCAACGAGGACGACGTGATCGTGTTGACGCCCTCCGGCGCCTCCGGTGCGGCGATCCCCATGCATTTCTCGATCTCCGTGAGGACCGCCTGACATGCCGTTCTTCTCCAAGCAAAATTCCTCGCGCATCGGTCCCACGCAAACGATCGCCTATGACGCAAGCGTCGGCGCCACCAACGCCTTCGGGCCGGAAACCTACCAGCTCCGCATCGTCGCCAATTCCGGCTGTTGCTACCGGATCGGCGATGGCGCACAGACCGCGACCGTCTCCGATCCCTATCTGCCGGCCAACGTCGTCGAATACGTCACCGTCAGTCCCGGCCAGCGCATCGCCGCGCTGAAGGCCGCGACCAATGGCCTGGTCACGGCGACCGCCGGCACGCTCTGGGTGACGGAGATGTCGTGATGGATGGTGTGCTGATCAGGCCTCATCTCGACAGCAACGGCCGTGAGCTTGCGATCGAGCATGTCCAGGACGTGGCGCCGATCCTGGAGTGGAACAGGCAGGCGCGCCAGGACGAGCAGCGTGGCGACTGGGGGCGGCATGTCGCCCGCATCCCCAACGTCGTCTACGTCCAATGGCTCAACGAGGAGCATGCGAGGGGCAACACCTCGCTGCGGCCGTTCACGCCCGAATTCGAAGCGATCGTGCAGAAGAAGCTCGACGATCCCGAATGGGCCTATTTGCGAACCGACAGGCCGAAATTGCAAGCCGGCTGGTCAGCGGAGCTCACGTGACCCAGATAAATGATTACACGTCGCTGCAGCTGGCTGTGACCGAATATCTCGCGCGCGATCAGGATACGACGCTGATTGCGCGCATCCCGACCTTCATCCAGCTCGCGGAAGCCAAATTCAACCGCCAGCTCTTCGTGCGGCAGATGGAGCAGCGGGCGACCGCGCTGGTCGACCTCGGCTCGGACGAGCCGGAGTTCATCTCACTGCCATCGGATTTCCAGTCCATGCGCAGGGTCCGATTGTCGAGCGTGACGGGGAAGCCGTGTCTCGAGTTCAAATCGGGCACACAGATGGACGAGTACCGCTTCGCGACCTCCGATGTCGCCGCGCGGCCGCGCTATTTCACCGTGTTCGGCAGCGAGCTCGAGCTCGCACCGACCCCCGACGCGGTCTACACGATCGAAATGGTCTATCGGCAGAACGTTCCGCCGCTCGCCTCGAACGGCACCAACTGGCTGCTGACCATGGCACCGGATCTCTATTTGTACGCTGCCCTGCTGGAGTCCGCGCCGTACATCAAGGAAGACGCACGCATTCAGACCTGGGGGCTCGGCTTCACGTCGGCGCTCGCCGACCTCAACAATCTCGGGCTGACATCGACCTTCAACGCGGGGCCGATGACGGTCCGCGTGTCCGGACAGGTCATCTAGGAGGGCAGTATGGCAAGCTTCAACAAGTTCTATTGCTTCGTGCAGGACGTCGCCAACGCGCTGCATGACATGAAGACGGGTACGGCGCAGGTCTACAAGGTCTACCTGACCAACGCGGCTCCTGTGGTCACCAACACCATCTACAACACGCCGGCGGATCTCGCCGCCGGCAACGGCTATACCGCGGGCGGCAACAGCATCGGCACCATCTCCGGCGCGCAAACCACGGGCACGTTCAAGTTCGTCGGCGGCACCGATCCGGCATGGACGGCGTCGGGCGGTTCGATCGGGCCGTTCCAATATGCGGTGCTCTACAATTCGACGTCGTCCACCAAGCCGCTGATCGGCTGGTGGGACTACGGCACGGCGATCACGCTGACGAACGGCAACAGCTTCACCATCGATCTCGACCAGACCAACGGCATCCTGACGATCACCTGACATGGCGGCTTTTCTCAACAATTGCCGGTTCATTCCCACGGCCGGCGGCACGACGGACTGGGTCTATGCGTCAGCGGTCGGCGGCTGTCAGTCGCCGTCGCTCGCCGGAGCAGTCGACGGTCGCAAGTACAAGTTCCTCGCGATCAGCAGCGACCTGACCCAATGGGAGATCGCGGAGGGGGCGTATGCGGCCGCGAGTGGGGCGTTCGCGCGCACTGCCGTGCTCTACAATTCATCGGGCTCGGGTGCGGCCTCGGGCCAGAGCGGCGCCGGCACCAGGATCAACTTCACGGTGGCGCCGAATGTCGCCGTCGTCGGCGTGAAGGAAGATCTGCTGTCGATCGAAGAGCCAAATGCGTTCACGGCCACGCAGATGGCGCAAGCGCGAGCCAACCTCGGCGTGACCAAGAAGAACTACTTCATCAACGCAGGGATGCAAATCTCGCAGGAGAATGGCACCACGACCGTTGCGCTTGGGAGCGCTGGCGCTCTGACTTATCCCGTGGATCAGACGTTCGGCGTTATGGCGTCCTCGGGCGCTGGCGCGGCCAACGTCGCGCAGGTTGCTAGCGCGACGCCGGGCGGATCGACCCATCGAATCAGGGTCACTGTCACCGCGGCGCAGACGACCATCAATGCTGGCGATTTCTGTTTGCTCATTCAAAAAATCGAGGGCCTCCGTGTCGCCGATCTCAAGTCAGGCTCCGCGTCGGCAAAGACTGTCACGGTCCAGTTCGGCTGCAAGGGGCCGGCAGGAACCTACTGCATCTCGGTGCGCAACGCTGCGGCCAGCCGGACCTATATCGGCGAGTACACGATCCAGCCTGGTGAAGCGAATACCGACGTGATCAAGTCGCTGACGTTTGCGCTCGATCAAACCGGAACTTGGGCATCCGACAACACGGCAGGTCTCGTCATCGGGTGGGGTTTGGCGGTCGGCTCGACCTATCAACAAGCCGCTGGCGCGTGGGGTTCGACCAACACTCTAGCCTCCTCGAACCAGTTCAATCTGCTCTCGACCAGCGGCAATGTGTTCGAGCTGTTCGACATCGGAATTTATGAGGGGGCCGTTGCCCCGCCGTTCCAACTGCCTGACGCCGCGAGCGAGCTGGCGCTGTGCCAACGCTACTACGTCAAGATCGCCGCAGGCGCTCAAGTCTACAACGGAAGCGCCTCAGTGCAGCAAATGGCGGCAACCACGCCGCTGCCGGTGTGCATGCGCGCAACGCCGACTTGCTCGGTTTCGACCGGTGCAATTCAGGTGGCCGGCATCAATTTCGTGACCAGCTACACGTCCAGCGTTGCAGCCGGAACTTGGTACAATCCGGTCAACGTGCTCGCAAATGCAAGGCTGTAACAATGGCAGAGTATCGAGCCACTGAATCCGCCGCTGTGATCCGCAAATCGGATGGAGCGTGGATTCCTGACGATGCTGAGAATGCGGATCGCCAGCTATTCCAAGCCTGGCTAGCCGCGGGCAATGTGCCTGATCCCGTCACCCCGTCGAACCCGGTGTCGAGTGTGATCTCGGATCGGCAGTTCTTCCAGCAACTCGCCGCGCAGGGCGTCATCACGCGGGCGGAAGCGCTGACTGCGGTGAAAACGGGCGAGATCCCGGCCGTGCTCCAGCGGGCGATCGAGGACTTGCCGCCCGAACAGCAGTTCGAGGCAAACATGATTGTCTCGGGGGCGACGACATTTCAGCGCAGCCATCCGCTGACGGTTGCGATCGGCGTCGCCTGCGGCTGGACGAGCGATCAGATCGACGCGTTGTTTCGATCGGCTGCGGAGCTTTGACGCATGTCGCTTCTCGGCTTCGACGCGCTTGGCCGTTGGGCGCTGGCTCAACTCCCGAGCAACGGGAATCTTGCGCTTCTGACTGTAGGAGGGACGGTCGCTCTCGCGGGGCAAGCGGCTGCATTCAGGACATCAGAGCCGGCCGCAAGCTCGGGCGTGCTGGCGGCCGGGAATTCGGCGGGCTTCAAGGTCGCGGGGTCGGGCAATCCAGGGACGTTCGCCTTCGCCGGCAATGCGGCGGCATTCAGGTCCTTACTAATGAGCGTCGGCGGCTCGTTCCTCCTGAGCGGAACAGCGATGAGCTCGACGGTTCGCGCAATCGCCGCGCCAAGTGCGATTGCGCTGTCGGGGATGTCTCTTCCATTCGTCGTATCGCTTGCCTCAGGATCCGGCGCGGTTGCCTGGGCCGGCGGCGATTCAACCTACGAACGCGACCACGAGGCGTGGGTTCGCCGACCGTTCGATACGATGTCGTGGCAGACGGAGGCTATCTTGCCGCCGCTGGCCTGGAACGATGCCCCATCTTCCGCGGGAGCCTGGACGCCGGACATGCAGCCCTCGAATGCGTGGACGCCTGTTTCGATAGAACCCGAACCATGGACGACCGAATAATGCCACTCCTTTCCTATGGCGAATACCGCCCCGACGTCAGCGACTATGAGGGGCAGGCTACGCGCAACATCCTCAACGTTATTCCGCGCGGCGACGGTTACGGACCGTTTCCGTCATTCTCAGCCTACACATCGGCGCTGCCGGCGCCGTGCCGCGGCGCGTTCTACGCGCTGAAGTCGGACGGCACCGTCGTCACCTTCGCCGGCACAAGTACAAAACTCTATCGGCTCAACAATACCGACTTCACCTGGGTCGATGTCTCCAAGGGCGCGTCGTCCTATTCGGCGCTTTCCGCGACCGCGCAATGGCAGTTTGCCCAGACCGGGAATTTCGTCTTCGCGACGCAGGCCAACGCTGTCCTGCAGATCTTCGATCTCTCCTCGTCGACGGCCTTCGTCGATGCGCTGGGTTCACCGCCGCAGGCTGCCTATATCAGCGTGGTCGGACGCTTTCTGGTGCTATCGGGACTGCTGTCGACGCCGTACCGGATCCAATGGTCCGGGCTGAACAACTTTAATGCGGTCGACAGTTGGACCAGCGGGATCAAGTCGTCCGACTTCCAGGACTTTCCGGATGGTGGCATCGTCCGCGGCGTCGCCGGCGGCGAATCCGGGGTGATCTTCCAGGATCAGGCGATCCGGCGCATGTCCTATGTGCCGGGATCGCCGATCATCTTCCAGATCGATCGCATCACCCAGGACAAGGGCCTCTACGCGCCATATTCGATCATTCGCGCCGGGGAGCGCGTCTTCTTCTACGCCGGCCAGGGTTTTCACAAGATCGAGCCGGGCGGCGTGCCGCAGCAGATCGGCCGCGAGAAGGTCGATCGCAGCTTCCTCGCCGATCTCGACAAGGGCAACCTCCAGCTCTTCATGGGCGCTGCCGATCCGCGCTCGACGCGCGTCTACTGGGCTTACAAATCGGTGTCCGGCACGGTCGGCGCCTACGACAAGCTGCTCGGCTATGACTTCCTGCTCGATCGCTTCTTCCCGGTCGCGGTGACGGGCGAGTATCTGCTGGGCATCTCGCAGACCGGATTGACCCTGGAGAACCTCGACAGCATCTCGTCATCGCTGGATGCGCTGACGCTGAGCCTCGATGCCTACGCGACCGCAGTACAGCCCGAGATCGCGCAGTTTTCGAACGCGCATGTGCTCGGCTTTTTCCGCGGCCCGAATCTCGAGGCGACGCTGGAAAGTCCAGAGCAGGGCACGGACGAGAACCGCATCACCGTCCGTGGCTTCCGCCCGGTCACCGACGCTGCGACCCTGTTCGGCTCGGTGTCCTGGCGCGACACGCCGTCCGCGGCGGCAATACCGGGTGCGGAGGTTCTGGTCAACGCCCGGACCGGCCGCTGCGATGTCCGGCGCGACACCCGCTATTCCCGCTTCAAAGTGCGCATTCCGGCCGCGACGAATTGGTCCTTCTGCGCCGGCATCGTTCCCGATCTCTCACCCAACGGCACGCTATGACGGCTTACGTACCTGGCATCACCGAGACCGACCTGAAGAAGATCGTGCTTGCGATCCAACAGCTCGCAGCCGGCAGATCGAACGCCGTCGGCAGCGCGACGCTGGCGACAGGCGCATCGAGCACGACGGTGACCACGGCGAACTGCGCGGCAGGCTCCGTGCCGATCCTGGTGCCGGCGTCAGCGAATGCAGCGACGGAGGTCGGCAACGGAACGATGTATGTGAGCGCGGTTGCGAACGGAGCGTTCACGATCACGCATGCGAATTCTGCGACGGCGGGGCGGGTGTTTTTGTGGGCGGTGGTGGGCTGAGGGTGCGGCGATGAGCGCATCATAGACGACGTCCAGGAGCAAGTGCGTCTCAGGCCAGCAATGCCGCCAACCGGTGGTCTTGCGCGGACAACCATGCCCGCCGCCAAATGATTTCGAACAACTTCGGCAAGAAACGCCTGCAGTGCATTTTTCCACTAAATGAATATTGGAGAGAGCAAATGCCCTACGCTGATTATTGGCAAGGGGCTCTTCGTCCGGGCGCTGTAAGCACCATCGCGTTTTTCCTCGGTTACGTGTATGGTTCTTTGCGGTCACCCGGGATTTCCAATGAGTTCTGAGCATTCTGACATCGACACGCCTCCGCTGGAGCCGATCGATGAGGTTACAGAGCACGAGCATTCAGATTTCAGCGCGCGATGCCTGGCGTTCGTCGCTCCCCTTCTCTCGAAGGGAAATTGGGAGCCCAAGCGCGAGCTCGTCACGCGCAGTCCAAAATGGGGACTGATATGGCGGGGCGATTACGCCATCGCGGATCTGGCGCCGAGGCTCGTCAACCGGATCATGTGCTGGGAAGGCGCTGACGGAAAGCTTCTCATCGAGATCGCAGTCGGCCAGCAGCGTCTTGCGCCGCCGCCGGACGCGCCACCGAGAGACCCCGGCAACCGCGGAACTCAAGACTATTGACGAAGCACACGTCGCATCAGGTCCCGTCTTCGCATTCCCGGATGATGGACTTCTTCGCAGTGCCCAGGGTCTTTCGGACGTCGAGTAGCGAGAACGTCTCCTGGGTCTGGTATTTGGGGAATTCGACGACGAAGGATTTCTGTTTGGTCGTGGCGAGCGCCTTGACGAGTTCTCTGAAATCCCACTGGTTCTGACGTCCTTCCGCCTTGAACTGGCTGCCGTCGAGGAGGAAGGGGTGGTTCTTCCCGTCGATGATGATCTGCGCGGCGACTACTTCTTTGACCTGCGGCTTGATCCGCGCGACCGAAATGAACATGCCCGGCGTTTTGTCGTCGCTGCCCGCCGGACAGTAAATGCTGAAGGTGGATCCGGCGCCGTTCTCGATATTCGCTTCCAGCGTGCCTTGACCGTAGCCAAGGGTCCAGCGGAAGTCGACGGCTTGTGCGGCGGTGCCGGTCAGCATCAGGGCGAACGCAACGGGTAGCAGCTTCATTTGTCACATCCTGCAGTGGTGGTCCCCATAGCTATAGATGGATCGTCCGGCATTGCAACTGCGCTGGCTCGTCTCGAGGACGGAGCGAGCTCCTTTCCAAATCCCGACATGGAGGTCGATGTGGGTTTTCGCGATGATGATGTCTTTGCTCCGGGGGCATATGCTGGCGCCGGCAGTCTTCTCGGTAGACTGTCGGCGATCGCCGGGCGGCCTGCACGGAGAGCCAATCCGACTGCGACCGAACGAGACGTGTATGATCCCCGAACCTTCGGCAACGCAGCAGCCGATCTGATCGACCGCATCCGTGCGCTTCAGCAGCAGCAGGCTGCCTATCGGCCGGGTGTAGCGAGAGCCACCAGCCCGCTGACCAATCAGATCGTGCGCACCGAAAGCGGCGGCAGGGCAAATGCCGTGAACGGGCTCTCGAGCGCCTTGGGAGCGGGACAATTCCTGCGTGGGACCTGGCTCGATATGTTGGCCAAGTACCGGCCGGACCTGACCGGGACGCCGGACGAGCTCGCGGCGCTGCGCACGGACCCAAAGCTCTCGGCCGAGATGGTCGAAGCCTATGCGGCCGAGAATGCCAAGAGGCTTGTTCGGGCCGGACACGAAGCGACTCCCGCCAATGTCTACCTGGCGCATTTTGCGGGCCCCTCGGGTGCGCTCAAGGTGCTTGGTGCCGACCCAGCAGCTTCGGCCAGGTCGGTTCTTGGCGATGATGCGATCACGGCCAATCCGTTCCTCGATAAGATGACGATCGCAGATCTGAGGTCTTGGGCCGACAGGAAGATGCGGTTGCAACCATCGGCACCGGGTCCGCTGGCGCCGGCCTTTCCGGATCATGCCGCCCCGATCTTTGGCGCGCCGGCGTTTCCGGAAGGTCTCGTTGCGTCGCCGCAAGGTCCCTCGTCTGAGATATCGCGAGTGTCCTCCCAACCGCCGCCGGATACCCAACAAGGGGGCGGCGATCGCCCGCGCGGGCTCCTGACCAACGAACCCACCACGCCTTGGCCGGTCCAGCCGCCGATCTTCTTTCCGTTTTGAAATGCCGGGCCCACGCGATCTCTGGCGCGATCGGTGCGCGGGCGACATCCAACTCGTTTGCATCGATCCGGAATACGTGCGCGAGATTTGGCCGCTCGTCGCTCCCCTCATCTTGCGGGCGATTGTCAGAACGGGGCTGTCGGCGTTCGCCGCGATAGAGCGCGACATTCTCGACGGCACATCGCTGCTTTGGGTCGCCTGGAGCGGCTCGACGATCGAGGCTGTTGCATCGACAAGCCTTGAGCAGACGGAAGCGGGCAAGGTCTGCGTCATCACGGCCTGCGCCGGTGTCGGCATCGCGCGCTGGCTATCTTTGATCGGCGGTATTGAAGCCTACGCTGAAGCGGAGGGGTGCCGGTGCGTGCGCATCTTCGGCCGGAAAGGCTGGGCACGCGTGCTTGAAGGATATGAGGAAACCCACGCGATCATCGACAAGCGCTTGCCGTCGACGCGTTGATGCGGGCCGCCATGCGGTTCGCAGGTCTTTTGCAACGACAGATCACACATAACGAAACCCAGAAGGAACATCGTCCATGGGTGGACAATCCACTTCCACGCAGACCGTGCAATCGCAGTCGGCACCATGGGCTGCCGCGCAGCCCGCACTGCAAACGATGTTGGGCCAGATCAGCACTGGGCTCAACAACACCGGCTTAACGTCAGCGGAGAGTAGTGCACTCGATACGCTGAAGAACAACGCTGCGGCGGGCAATCCCTATGCGGGCCAGATCGCGAACTATGCGCAGTCGCTGCTGAGCGGCGGCGGCGCCACCGCCCAGGCCAGCAATGTGCAGGACAACCTCGCGACCTATCGCAACTTGCTGACGCCTTATGCGAGCGGCAGCATGCTCGGCAACAATCCGGCGCTGACTGCGCAGCTTGCGCAGATCCGGTCGGATGTCGGCAACGACGTGAACTCGCAGTTCGCTGCCGCGGGCCGCGATTTCAGCGGTGCCAACCTGATGGCTTTAGGAAGAGGCGTTGCGGCGGCCGAGGCGCCGGTGATCGCCGCGCAATACAATCAGGATGTGGCGAACCAGCTTGCTGCCGCGGGCGCGCTCTACAATGCCGGCAACACGACGGCGAACACGTTGACGCAGATGCAGCAGAGCGATCTCGCCAATCGCGGCCAGGGCGTGACAGCCGCGCAATCGGCGCTGGACGCACAGAACTATGGCGCCAATGCCACTCTGGCGGAGGAGGCGCAGCGCCGCGGCATTCCCGTGCAAGCGCTGGGTCTGCTCGCGCAGATCGGCGTGCCGATCGCGCAACTTGGCACGCAGGGCAACAGCACGACGACGGGGACGCAGGAGAAGTCCGGGATCGATCAGTTTGCGACGTTGGCTGGCGGAATCGGCAATCTTATGAGTCCGTTCAAGTTCAACTTCACTGTCGGGAAGCAACCATGATCGAGCCAAATCTCGATGTGACGGGCGCCACCTTCGACCTCGCCAATGCGGGCTACGCGGAGATGCCGGATTCTAACGGGGATCCGGAGCACGCATCAATCGATGGCGACAGCGCTTCCTTGCGCGACGTTGCCGACCGGCGATCCAAGACCCAGCCCGAAACTGTCGTCAGGCGATATACAGACGCGGAAGGCAAGCCAGCTGCCGCGAACGAGGCCGTAACGCTCGCGCGCGCCGCGCGGGATTATGCAAGCGCAACGGCTGGCGACAGGCAGATCGCCGAGAACGAGTCTTCGGAGGAACTCGCCGTTAGGATCGATGCGCTGCGCGCAGACGTAGCCGCCAATGATCCCGACGCGCCTGAGTTCTACGGCTTTGAGCAGCCCAAGGACGGTGAGGAGCCTGACGAGGAGATTGAAGCTTCCTCGCGCACAAAGCAGGATCCAGGGAAACGTTCCGCCGAGATCGATCCCGATCTCGAGCAGCTCATGCAGCATCCGCAGGTGCGCCTCGCACTCGAGGAAAAGGTCGGCGAGGTCGAGCGCGCGCGGCAGAGCTATGCCGACGGCCTCGATACTGCCCTGCAGATCGCGCAGGCGAGCTTTGTCAGCCAATTTCCGGAATTGGCCGGCCTTGCGCCGGAGCGGCTTCCGGAAGCCCTGGCGCAAATAGCGCGTCAGGATCCCGCAAAGCTGGCGCGTATCCAGGCGATCGTTGCGGGAAGCGAGCAATTGCGCGCGCGTCAACACGAGGAGATGCGGCGGACGGCGGATGCCACGCGGCGCAACTTTGTGAACTATGCAAGGGCAGAGGACGCCCGGTTAGAGACGATGCTGAAGGAAGAAGCGAGCAGCGTCAGGCAGGCCGTAGCGCAGGAGATCATGGCCTCGGCCAGGGCCAGCGGCATCGAGCCGGAAGAGCTGCAACGCCTCTTCGACAACGAGCCCTTGATGCGCAATGCGACGTTCCAGCGCATGATGTACGATGCGGGCAAATACCGGCTGATGATGAAAGCGAGGGATGCCGTCGCGGCAAGGCCGATGCCGCCGGTGCAGAGGCCGGGCTTGGCAGCGAGCCGAGGTGAGCGTGGTCAGCACGATCTACGAACGCTCAGCGCGCGGCTTTCCAGCACGGGCGATCTCAAGGATGCGGTCGCGCTGTACCAGGCAAGGCGAACGCGCGGAGAATGAGCGGGAATTCATAGCGGTCGTCGGAATTGACAATGTTCCCTATTTGTTCTAATTTTGCCGGGAGTGCCGGATGTTCGATTGGCGGTCGCTGATAACGCGGTTCTTGCGCCACAGTGGTTTCGGAATGCAGTGGTTCTTTGCCAGAAATGCAGCAGCCGTTGAGCCTCGCGGTCGCTCGGTGCAATCTGAAGCCGAGAGGAGAGCAAAGTGAACTTCTCGGCGTCTCAGTGCCTATCTTTCATCGTCCTCGACGTCGTCATCAAGGGTGCGAAGAACAACGAGTGTACCTCGTTTGGCGCTGAATGCATCCAGGATAGGATACTCATGCCGTTGAGTCGTATTTTGTCCGTCGTGATTGTCGCGACAGGCCTTCTTCTGTCAGTCGACGCGTTTGCTGGTGACTACACGATATCCTATGCTTTCGACGGCACGACAACAGCGGATGTCGCCAGAGGCGCGACGGGTGCGTCCAACCAAGAGGGGGTCGCGAAAGAATGTCAGTACGAGAGGCGTTGCACGATCGAGCTGACAAAATCGGATCTGACGATATCGCTCAACGTTGAGCGTTCGGGGTCCCATAAGGTGATCGTCTTTGCCAACGGTGGCCGCAGCCGCAGCGCCGGTTGCTGCTATTTCTCGGGCGGCGATCGCCTGGCTGCAAGGGAGCTTACCGAGCCATTGCTTCGCCTGTGGATCTACGAGGGGCAAGCACGCAAGAGAAACGAATACGTCGAGAACATCCCTCTGGGTCTTCTGTATCTGCAGTTCTCGGACTTAAAATAGTTCGGCGCCCGGGCGCGCAGCTAGCCCGTCTTTCACCCTTACTCGTCAGCTGAATCATCCTGCGATCCTTTTGATCGCGGGATCTGTTCGGCATGCTTCGACAGGAATTCATCATGGCTACCATCGAGCGACAGTATCTGCCTCCCCCGGATTACGAGACGACGATCGCGGAGGCAGATCGCCCGCGTATTTACGATGCCGTTCGCAAGCAACTGGGCGATCTCCTGGAAGGCAATCAGTCCTACTATCCGGATGGGGTCCAGAAGGACTGGCAAGCACGGGCCGATGATCTGGACGGCTACATCAAATCGTTCAAGAGCTCGCAGGGGCGCGTGAGTGATCCGGCGGATATCCTCGGAGACGTGATCAGGTATCTCCGCGCGCATGCCGAAGACTTCCGCAAAAGAATCGAAGGTGCAAGGCCGTCCGATCCGATCGAGCTGCCGCCAGCATTGTCGCCGACAACCCGAGACAAAAACGAGCTGTACGTAGATCCAAATCCGTTTGCTCCTCCGATGAAGACTGCCCCTGTTCCGCGACAGGAGTGGCCAATCGCGACGACCTCCGGTCGTCGCACTGACGGGGCGGGCAGGCCGGAGCGACGCCTCGCTCCACCAATATTCTTTCCTTTCTAGAGGTCGTCAGTCGCCTCGCCGGTGCCGATCAACAGAATTCACGACAGGAAAACACACCATGAGCGAAAACGACCGGAACTTCATTGAACGCGCGGAGTCCATCACCACAAGTCTCTACGGCGAACCGATGTCGGCGGAGCGGATTGCGGAAAACTTCGCCCTCTACGGACTGAAGAAGCGCGTGGCGGCACTCGAAAGGTTCGATGCCGAGCTGGGGGGCGAGATCGATTCAAGTCCCCACAGCCTGCGAAGGCGCGTTCAGCTCGTCGATCTGCGCCGACGCATGAGCGACCTCCATGAGGCGCTGCGGAAAGCGAAGCGATGACCCATCCGTTGCTCACGGCGCTCGCGCAGGCGCGGTTGCGCGATGCACCGATGTTCGGCCGATGGTGCGAGCTCAACGGCGTGGCGGCGTGTCCAGCGACACCTGCGTCGGTGGCGCGTTTCGTGACCGACTGCGCGTCGCTCGGCATGAGCCGGCTCTGGCCGGCCGTGCAGGAGATATCGCGGATGCACGTGTCGCTCGGCCTGGCCGATCCCACGCTCGGCGGCGCGGCGGCAAGCGCGATGAGCGCGATCGCAGCCATTCCTCCACCACGGTCATGGCCGGGATCGTTCAAGGAACGGTTCGGCGTACTCCCCTACGACATCCAGGCCTATCTCGCTTCGCACGAAGCTCAGCGGGAACGCGCGCTCCGGCGTGCCCAGAACGATGCTGCTTCCGTCCGCCAGAAGCTGGCGGCTTTGGAGGCTCAAACGAAGGACGAACAGACCCATGGCATTGAAGCAGCAGCGCACGGCAAGGATTGAGGACCGCATCGAGGAACTGCGCGCCGAAATCGACGGCATCATCGACGCCCGCGTGGCGAGGATCGCAAGCGAGAGTCCCGGCGTCCCCGCGGGCGTGATCCGCAATCTCCTGACGGCCCGGGCGCCGTCCTGCCGCTGCGCACAGTACATCGAGCTTTGCGGCACAGAGGCGAAAACGCCGGACTGACGGCTCGCAGCAGCGGCCTCCACGAGCGACGCTTCGGCGACCAGCAGGGGCGCGTCTTACATCAAGGATACAGAATGACTCTCTATAAGTGGTCTCAAACGGCCTCCGCCGACGCGACGGCTGACTCCACGATCAATTGGGCGGAGGGCCAGTCGCCGTCCAGCGTCAATGACTCGGCGCGCGCCATGATGGCGGCTACTGCCAAGTATCGTGACGACACGTCCGGCTCGCTGATCACCGGCGGCACATCGACGGCTTATACCGTCTCCTCCAACCAGGTCTTTTCCTCCAAATCGGCAATGAACGGCGCTGAAATCTCGGTCACAATTCACGCGACCAACGGCGCTAATCCGACGCTGAATGTTGACGGACTTGGTGCGGACCCCATCATCATCGACACGGCATCTTCCACCACAGCCGTTCCCGCTGCAACGCTCTTGACTGGCGGTGTTTACACGCTTGTCTATTACAACACGGGCAACACGTGGCGGCTGAAGGACTTCTATCAGCTTCCCTTTACCGTGCCGATCGGCGGCATGATCGACTATTTTGGCACGTCGGCGCCGAGCGCCAATTTCGTTTTTCCATATGGGCAGGCGGTTTCGCGAACTGCGTATTCGATGCTCTTCTCATTGTTTGGCACCACATTTGGTGCTGGAGACGGCTCAAGCACTTTCAACATCCCGGATTTGCGCGGACGCGTTGTCGCCGGCAAGGATGACATGGGCGGTAGTGCGGCATCGCGATTGAGCGGGACCGGTATCATCACCGGCGGGGCGACGACGCTTGGCGGATCGGGAGGCGCGGAGACAAAAACCCTCCTTACTGCGAATTTACCGCCTTACACCCCCGGGGGGACTATCACGAACGGGGCCATCAGCATCGGTGGCAACGCTCAGACGATTGTGGCTGGGTCCGCGATTTCGAACAGTTCGCCAAGTGGCGCATTCCAAAATACGACAGCCACTGTGACTGCATCCCAAGCGACCTCGACTTTCACCGGCACCCCGCAGGGCGGAACTAGCTCGCCGGTTGTAATGCTTCAACCGACGATCATAGCGAACAAGCTACTGCGAATTATCTAGCCCACGCCGGCGCCGTGACACCCTTCTTCACAATGCCCATGAAGAAGAATTCGCTCTTCGCTGTGAGCGTTGGTTTATCGCCGTAGGTGAAGACGATTTCAAGGCCGGCGAAGTCAATCATTTCCCGGAAGGTCTCGACGGTCGATCCGCGGTTGTTCTCTTGAAGGACGATGACGCCGTCATCTTCGAGATGACCGTGGATGGTTGAGAAGAATTCTCGATGGATGTTCCAGCCCGGATCATGAGCGCGGATGTCGCCTTCGTATTGGTCGATGAAGTGGGGCGGGTTGCTCACAACCAAACCCCATTTTTCGCCTTCGGGAAGGCTCCGAAGATTGTTCGATTGGTACACGGACACGCGGTTTTCGAGGTGGTTCTGACGAACTGTGTTGCGGCATGAAGCGACGGCCGCAGGGTTGATATCGGCAAGGCAAAGTGTCTCGCACAGGCCATTGCCGAGCAGCGAGAAGCCGATAAACGCTGGCCCCGAGCACCATTCGAAGGCGCGACGCTGTACCGGCATGCCGCGCGAGCGCAGGAACGGAATGAATTCTTGGCCGAATTCAATTCCACCGCCATCGAGCTCGGCCTTATAGTCGATCGCGATGCCGCCCAAAACGACACGCTTGGCAGGGCGCGCCCAGCGCAGAACGGGGCGCACGACCTCCTTTTCCAAGCGTTTGACGATGCTCATCCGCAGCTCCGTTTCGCAATATTGCTGAGTTGCGTCGGAACTTACACTCCAACCCCTAATCGAGCAACCCATGGTAGACCTCAACGCCCTATCCGCGGCGAACGCCCGCCGCTGGGCGCATGCCAAGCTGACCCGTAAGACGGAGGCCGGTACCATCGCGGCCCGACTGTACAATTCCAAAGCGCGTTATCACGCGGGAGGCCAAGACCGGCGTCCCCTGGCCTGTTATCGCCGTCATCCACGAGCGAGAGAGCTCTCAGGACTGGAGGGCTTCCCTGGCCCAGGGCGATCCCTGGAACCGCATTTCGGTTCACGTTCCGGCGGGGCGGGGCCCATTCGAGTCTTGGGAGGCCGCAGCCATCGACGCGCTGGTCAAGTGTCCGCCCTTCCTCGCGCGTCACAAGGACTGGTCGATCGCATCGGCGCTGACGGCACTCGAGACCTACAACGGCATCGGTTACGCCGCTCGTGGTGTGCCGTCGCCCTACGTCTGGTCGGGCACCAACCAATACCGGGCCGGGAAGTACGTCAGGGACGGTGTTTACGATCCAGGCAAGGTCGATCCGCAACTGGGATGCGCGGCACTCATGATCGCGCTGATGGAGCTCGATCCCGAGATCAGTCTTTCCGGTGCGAGGCTTACGAAAAGTCCGTCGGCCGGCAATTTGGCGCGGCCTTCACTGACGAACCCGTCGAAAGGCTCGATCGGTGCGTTCGTCGTCAACCTGATCAGAGCAATTTTTGGAAGGAAATGAACATGTGGACGATCCTCGATATCATTCTGTTCGCTGCCGGCTTTGCGGCCTGCTGGTTTTGCAAGGACCCGGTGCTTCGGTTCGTGACCGGCACCGATGCTCTGATCAAGTCGCTCGAGGTCAAGCTTGCAGCGCTGCGGGCCAAATCGTGATGCTCGCCAAGATCAAGGCGGCCTGCCTGCACTCCATGACCATTGCCTGGAGCTATTGCATCGCGCTCGCCGGTGCGCTGGCTTCGATCATCGACGACCTCGCCGACGCGCTCGGCGATCCCGGCGTCAAGGATCAGATCAGCTCCGCCATCGGCGACGTCAAGACGACGGGACGCATTCTGCTGGTGATCTCCGTCATCACCATCATCGCGCGCCTGCGAACCCTTCGGAGAAAAGACCAATGTGGATGACCCTCATCTCGTTTCTTGGCGGCCCCGTCGTCAAGGCGCTGATCGATGCCTACAGCGCGAAGCTCAAAGTCGAAAATGTCGACACCAAGATCGCGGCGGATCTTGCGGCGAGCGAGATCGCGTCGCAGACGGCCGAGACCAAGGCCGTCATGCAATATAGAACCGCGGAGCTCGGCTATTGGTACGAGCCGGACAAGTTGATCGGTTACTGCGTGACGATCTATTTCGCAAAGTTGCTTGTCTGGGACAAGGTTCTCGGCCTCGGTACCACCGACGCATTGGCAGGATTTGCCGCCATTACGGCCAATCTCGTGGTCTCCTTCTACTTCGCCAAGCGCGGGTTCGAGAATGTTGCGAGGATCATCAAGCGGTGAAGATTCAGGACGAGGAGATTCGAGCGATCGTCGCCGAAACATTGGCCGAGCAGCATAGGATTCAGCAGGAGAGCATCGATGCGATCGTGTTGAAGGCGGTCGCATCGGTGCTGGCTTCTTTTGGAATCGAAGATGACGACCGCAAGGAGCTGAGGGCTGATTTCCAGCACCTGCGGCGATGGCGAAGGAGCGTGGAGCAGGCGCAAAGCTATACTTTCAAGGCTGTGATCACGGTGCTTGCGACGGGCCTGATGGGAGCCGTCTGGCTCGGCGTCAAGGTCGTACTGAGCAAGTGAGTCGTCACCACGGCGACGTTGCGGCGCTTTCATTCACGTCATCTCTCGCCAACGGGCGATCTCATGTACAGAATTCGTATGGTCGATGCGTCCGATGACGACATTGCCGATGCCTTGGCCGATCTGCATCAGATGACGTTCTTCGATGCGGCGACCGTGCCGCAATTCGAGCTGGGAGCGTGGTGGCTGGCCTATCATCGTGGTGAGGCGGTCGCGTTTGCCGGCGTGGTGCCGTCGACGCACGTTCGCAATGGAGGTTACTTCTCCAGGGTCGGCGTGTTGCAGCGGCACTGGGGGCGCGGCCTTCAGTGCAGGCTGATGCGCGCAATCGAGGCGAGGGGACGGCGTGTGGGATGGGACAGTATCGTCTCCGACACGACGGATAACCCGATCTCGGCGAATAACTTCATCCGGGCGAACTATCGGCTCTTCGAGCCGGAAGTGCCCTGGGCCTGGCCGTACAGTCTTTATTGGCGGAAATGGCTTCGCTGA